TCAGGATCAAACCTTGTCGTATCTGTAACTTGAGCCGTAAAGAATATTTCGGCGCTGTCTTCGTTTGTCAGGACAACCTTTGTATCGTCCTCAAGCAGCGCAACCTCAAACTTCAACGCTTCAGCGTCAGCGCCTAAGATATTCGTGATGCCGCGAACCTTCACGCAGCCGCTGGGGTATTGATATGCATACGTCCATAAGCCGGGAACCGTAACAGTCAACGACGCAGGACTAGTATATTTCTTGGCGAACCGCCAAGGGAAGCGACGGAGTAGCTCATCTCTAGTGTCGTCAAAGATCAGATTGATCTGTTCCGCTTCAACGCTCTCCTCAGTAATATCGGAAATATCATATCGATCACCAATATGTTGAAGCGCGAGCTTTGCAATCTGAACTTGACTAGCCATAACTTATTCCTTTTCGGCGTTTTCTCTTTGCTGGCTGATACGATCAGCGGCAACGTCTTTCTGCATTCTAGTTACCCGTGGGGCAGACTTGCCTTTAGGCGTGGGGTTGTATGTCGATTTGCCCTCAAGGATCTTAACATCAAACGATGGAATAGGCGTATCGGCTGGCAAATCATAAGTCTCCCCCTTGTTATAAAATTTCTCGCCGCTATAGAACGCTTGTCTAAATTCAACTTTAATCATTGCAGTCATAGTCTTCTCCTCCAAAATTTAATCTAAAAAATGAGGGACGGGGGAAAAATATAAAAAAAACCCGCCCCTCATTAGTCTTAGTTGGCAGCGTCTGGGTAAGCTTTCCAACCAACAGGGTCAATTGTCAAGAATGCGCTAAAGGCACCCGCTGACGTAGTGGCAGCGCCAATAATGGCCTGAACACCAATGAACTGCTCATAAGCATTGCCTTCAAGCGGCAGAGGAATGCACAGCGTGTAACCAGCAACCAAAGTAGCCTCTGGAATCGCGCCAGTTTCGATGTGTGATGTCGAAGTAGTGGCGTGAATAGCGGCAGTGCTGTCAGAGCGAAGACGGAAGTTGATAGTCGAAGACGTACCAACAACAGCCGTGTCGATCTGAATAACCAAATAGACAGGCTGACCGTTACCCATATCGCGGGCTTCAGAGATGTCAATCTGGTTCGTTGCAAGAATGGTTGATTGCACGGCAGCGATAGACTGGCTGTCTGCAAATTCTACAAGTTTATCCATAATCATAGCAGTTTCTCCTTCCGAGAGAAATGGCGGGGAGGGGTTAGTAATACTCCCCGCCGGGGGTTAATTAAACTACGCGAGCTTCGTTAGTACGAAGAGCATCAACGCGACGGATTGGATAGCCGCCCCAAGATGTCTGCATTGTACCACCAACCATGTCCATCGACAACGTAGAGTTGCTAACGGCATTGGCGGTCTGACGCCGCAAGAATGCAAGCATCTGCTTGTCCATGTACCAAGCACAGCGACCAACAGAGGCATTTGGAATCTCTGTGATAGCCTGATGCATCATATCGTTGAGATCAGCGCCAGTTGAAGCGTCTGCAATCAACAAAGAGCGATCTATGTTGGCAATACGAACAGCATAACGCCAGTCACGAACAGACAAACCAACATCCCAACGATAGTGAGTGCGGTATGCTTGCATAAGACCTGATGTTGAACCAACAGCATCCTGAACAGTGACTTCACCAAGATCCCGCTGCTGAACGCCAGCTTTGGAGCCTTTAGGGATGATGCCATGGCAAGTATTTGGAGACCAGCAAATCAGCCAAATAGAACCATTGTCCACGCCCGTCCCGCCAGCGTCAATAATATTGTCGCCGTTTTCAGCAGCCAAGCTATTGTAACGCGGAGCGAGGCCCGTGAACTCTTCTGGATCAGTTGATTCATCACCGTAGAAGATCTTTGTTGCGAGCGTCTGGTTCATGCCCTCAATGTGAGGACGATCTTCCTGAAGACGGAATGCAGCCGGGTTGCCAGCCATATCCACAAGGGCTTTATCGACCTGTGAATAATCTTCCATCATGCCGCAGTTATCTGTGACGGCAACTGCGCGGGACTTCGTTGGTTGCACGAAACCGTACATTTTACGAAACGTAGGGGAAGGAAGACCAGAACGCATAGAAGTACGGTGACCAGTAGTAAGGTTACCTTCCATCCATGTCATGTCTTCAAGAATCTCGTTGGTCTGGTTAAGGATCTCGATCACATCGGCAATTGAGCCATCTGGATCAGTGACCTTCGCAAGATCAGCGAGGGTAGGGTTTTCTGTACCTAAAGCAGCCATTTGTTTTCTCCTTGTGAATGGCGTTAGTTAAATTGTGCCATTGACGGATACATTCGCTTCAGACCATCAACGTCTTGAGCTTTATGTCCATCACCGTCGATGAAATCACTTTCACCAACAGATTTTCCAACACGGTTTAGAAAGCGGATCATTTCAGGATGATTGCCCAAACCCAGACCATCCGGGTTTTCGGCAGAAGGTTTGTCGAGCATTCTCTGGAAGCCTTCGCTGCCATAGCCGTCCAATACCTTTTTAGCTAAACCGAGATTTTGCTGGAGACTTTCGCCGCCCAACTCTTTATCGGCTTTCACTTCTTCACCCCAAGCGTCGATCCGCTCGTTGAACGCTGTTGCTTGATATTCAACAGCCGCCTTACCACGTTCCATGTCATAATCGATAACAGCCTGATACTGATCTTGTGTCAGGCCCATATCTTTCGCATGACTGTCAAACGCTTCCAGCATTTTTTGAGCATCCTCGCTAAGATCAATGCCCTCTGGAGCTTTGTATTCATACTTCTCTGGCACTTCGCCAGCCTTGTTTGAATCCTCTTCACAGAGACCCATCACCCCCGTCATCCG